AGATACTAAGGTACTAGCTCATACGCCGCATGGCTGTCTCCCAAATAATAATAATACATATAGAAAAGTATCATTTTCTATACAGGGTAAGGATTACAGCATCACACTTTTACAAACTATGTGTGAATGTGTGATTCGATAGTAACGATTCTACTAGGTTTGAGTAACTTTGATACTTTTAGTTGTGTGATAATTTGTGTGAAATTATCGTGTGAAAGTGTGTTACTATAGAAATAACACAAAAGATTGACACATTCCCAATGAACAACCTAGAATCGTTACTAACCAAGCGTCCTCCAGAATTAATGAAAGCCGCAAATTTGTTAGTACAATCACATTCAGTATCTACAGAAGTAGCTCTCAGCATTATTCAGAAAGAATTTATGCCTATGCTTACTGCTGTGTACACAAAGCTAGATGAGGTACAAAAAGAGCTATCCAGTTCTGGTAAAGTGAGTGAAAACAAACTTGCCACATACTTCCTATCAAACCCAGCTTCTCTGGAAGGCTTTGAAGTTGTTAAGGATATTGACACATTAAATTACAAAGTGACCTACTTAGGCAAAGACGATAAAATATCTATTACTGACGGCTACAATAAAGTTATGAAAGAAGTAATTAGGGTGTTCGGCTTTAAAGACCTTAGTTTTCACACTTTATCAAATGCCATTATCAGAGCTTATTGTTGGTTTCAAGAAGGCAGCAATAGTCCTAACGAAGTTCTCCAACTCACAAGCGAATCTTGCTTACTTGAAGTAGCTTCCAGTTTCTCTAAGCAATTCACAATACCTGAGATTAAACAAAAATTGCCAGAACTGGACTTACCAACTAAACAAATAGAAAGAGTCTTGTTGCTAAACAATTTTGGCTTTAAACAATACGGCACATCCAGAAAAAAATACTTCTACCCCAACCCTAAAACCAGCGTAGCTTAACCATGAACCCTAAATCACTCGCCCTGACCCTCAGCCTCCTTTTCACTTACGTAGCACCAGCAAGCGCCAGTAGCTTGAACGCCAGTTACTTTCCCCACGAAGAAATCCGTCCTTACCAATCTCCCACAGTCATTCGCAAACAACGCATCAAAGTCAACGAGTGTTATCGAGTAGTACGCCAAGATTTCACTGAAGTTACCTACTGCAAGCCCGACAAGTTCTACCTTCATCTCTCCGATGGTCAAATAGTTCAAGTTACTGAAGTACAGTACAATAGAAATGTAGTAGGACAACGACTCACGCAATGAACCCTGACGACACCACCGCCACCAAAAAACCCGACCCAAAACTACCCAGCATCTTTCCGCCTAAACTGGAAGAGTTGAGAGGAATGACGGGCAAAAAAGCTGACAAGAAGATGCTAAAACAAGTCGCCAAACCCCCACTAATGCCAAAAGCGTTGCAGAAAAAGAATGCCAGCGCTGAGTTACTTTCCAGAATTAAGGGCTAGTGGCAAGCAAAAGAACTAAAGTACCTCTTGAGAAGGTAACTAGAGAAAAAATTGCGAGTTTCATGAGGGCAAGCGGATTTGTTGTCCAGCAGGAGGTGGTCGTGCCTACTGGTCGCATCGATATTTTGGTTAAGGAATATAAACCAAACGGAGAAATCGTTAACTACCTAATCGAGTGTAAGCGTTACGGAGACAGCAATTCAATCAAAAATGCAATAGGTCAGTTAAGAACGTACTCGACCCACTACGGCAAAAACACTAAGTTGTATATATGCACCAGCGACCCCACACCACTAAACAAGGAAGCTCAAAAAGTACTTGCTTGTAACCCTGATATTCTTTATAAAGTGTTTACATAATATGCATACTATTAACTTCGCTCGTATCCGTAACGCCAAAGCACTGCTACTCACACCAGATAAACGTGTACTGCACTTCCCTACCACAAACAAGGTACGCATCGACAACATACTCCCTGACGAACCCCACTATAGAGCAGCAGCCCAACGCAGCAACAGAAAAGAATATGCTAACGCCAACACAGCAGCTTTAGAGACAGGTTTAGTTCCTCCAGTACAAAACTACCGTGAACGAGGCAACATGACCTCCTACACGCAAGACTACGCTGGTAAGCCGTTACCTAATAAACTTGAAGGTATAGCACCAAAAGAGCAATACAAGCTTGGCAGTCAAGTAGGTCGTATACAAAACCGTCTTCGTGAGCAAAATCTGGGTCATGTCGATATACATGAAGGTAATGTAGTTAGAAGCAAACCGAACGGCAGAGAGGTAAAGCTGATTGATAATGCAGCAATTGAAAACATTAAAGACAAGTATGACGAAGCGGAAGTAAAGAACTTGTACGCTGCCAAGCGCTTAGGTAAGCCGTTTATGACAGGTTACAATAGTAGAATAAACTTTACACAACAAAAACAAATGCAACACTTTGCCAACTTCAATGCTATGGATATACTGAATAAGATACCTCAAGGAGCTTTAGGAGGAGCTAGGATAGGCTCAAATATTGGTGCAGCCGCAGGACTTGCGAGAGGTGCAGGTATATGGGAATCAGAAGAAGAGAAAGCCAATACAACTGGAATGGGTCGTGCTGGTAAATTACTTGGCAATTATGTTGGTGGCAGTATTCTTGGCGCAGGAGTTGGAGCTGGTGCGGGAGTTACTGCAATGAAATATAAACGTAAACCTACTCCTGACGCTTATGCCAATCCCGCAAGACAAGCTGGACAGGCTCCTAGTCCAATCGAAATCGACTAATCCTCATCATCCTCCTCAATTTGACTAAGAAGTGCCAGTTTCTTTTGTAATTCAACTTGTAATCTTTGGCGCTCTTTAGGATTCTTTAATTTCTCTACTGTCTTACTACGATTCAGTTGTTCTAGTAACTCCTGATTAGTTTTAGGGGCATTTTCCATTACCTTACCATGCAGCTCATGTAACGCTTTCAACCCCTTGATTCCTTCATTGAGTGCCTTGAGGTCAACTTTCTCATACTCTCGAAAATCAATGTCATCATTACTATCCATAGCCTCAAGCAAGTCGCCATACCTTTGCTCAAGTCCTAGATTAATCAACTTCATACCCTTACGAATAATAGCCAAGCTGTTTGCTTCAGCCTCACTTTCCTCATTGGTAAAGTAACCAAGCTCACGTCCAAGAGCCTCCTCTTGTACTCGCGCCAAGTAACTATTCCTAAGCTGACCCCAACCCTCAATAGCAGACTTCTTAGTTAACTGACTGATTCCAACACCAAACTCATCCGCCAGTTCCTCTAAGTTATAACTCTCAGACCAAATACGTGTATGTCCAGTCTCCTCATCAAACTCTTCAATGCGTTTACCTAGAACATAGGCATTCCTGATATCAGACCAGTTGACCCAACTTGTTTTACTGAGCTTGTGTATGGTGATTTTTTGCATCTCAGGCTGACCACTATTCAAGTTGCGTAGTGATTGCAGCTTTTGCTCGATTGGGCTAGGCATTTAGTTCTCCATTATTCATTAGTTCGACGAAATCTTCAGCTTCTTCTTCCGAAAAGAATGCCATAGGTATCTTCTCAGGCACACTATGAAAGTTATTCTCAGATACCCATTGTACGACGCTGTAATTCAACCACCACAACAACACCTTTTGCTGTACTCCCCACAATTCATCATCGAGCTTAGTTACTCTGTACTGTGCCACTCGTTTCGCTTCTCCTGATTTCTTTTTTCTGCACGCCGAACGGAGTGAGGTTGTTGTCTATGTACTCAGCTACGCTTTGCTTTGGACTATATAGCTTCAAGTCCATTTCCTTATGAGGTACTATCCATATCATTACAGCATTAGCCGCCACAATATTTTTTTCTGACGGCATGATGACCTTCAAGTATTCAATGGTCTGAGGATTTTTAGCATCACATTTAGCAAAGTCAATCAAGAACTGCACACCAATAGTATCGGGCGGGATGTACCGCTTGACAGGCTGCTTGAGTATGCTACCCTTAATCTGAACTTTGAATCGCGCCATTTCATGTAAGTGATATACTGCTTAAATATAACATAATATACATAACTCTGAATGACTGTCAAGCAAAAGAACTCCAATGACATGAGCGATGCCGAGCTTCGGCAAATGACAGATGCACTCGATGATGTGTTGGCAGAAAAAGCAAGTAAGAAGTTGCGCCATTTCTTTCCTTGGTCGTGGGGATTTCACCAAGGTACTGCACTATCGTCTAACTGGCACATTGATTGCATTGCCGAACACATTGAAGCGGCTCTTAACAGGCAAATACGCCGCCTCGCTATTACTGTATCGCCCAGAGCCTCAAAGTCAACAATAGCCTCGGTTTCAGCTCCTGCCTATAGATGGATTACACATCCTGAAGAACGTTTCTTTCTGTCCTCTCACAAACTAGATTTGTGTACGACAAACTTGCTAGGCACTCGAAACATTATTAACAATCCAGCCTACAGAGATAGGTATTGCAATCCAGACAGTCCTTACTTTAGTTTTAAGTTATCTGAAGACCAATCAACCAAAAAGAAAATTGGTAATACAGGTAGCGGAGAAATTAACATCTCTTCACCTGACACTGGGATTATTGGTAACGGAGGGACAGTCTTCCTTATCGACGATATTATCGATGAAACCATGTATCAGAATGAGCGTATTCGTCGTGAGCGTAACAACTGGGTAACTGACCAGCTATTCGGTCGTAGTAATGATGTCAATACCGATGTCAAGATGGCTATTTGTCAGCGTCTTGGTGATGATGACTTGATTGCTCACTTGTTTAACAAATACAAAGGTGAGGACGCTTTCTTTGAGCTTTGTATCCCAGCCGAGTATGCTGCTCGTAAAACCTATTTCTCGCCACTTGGGGCTAAGTGGAACGACCCACGCAAGACCGAAGGTGAGCTTATGGATAAAAAGCGCTTACCTCTTAGCTATCTTGAAACAATCAACCCCATTAGACGCAAGACACTTTTCCAACAAGACCCGTCAGGTGGTGGTAAGGGTATTACGCTTGATGAGAAAGATATTCGTATTGTCTCCCATAAGCCAACTAAGATGGATTCGATGCTCATCATGTGGGATTTGACCTTTGCGGCATCAACTGCGTCTACATCGTGGAACCTCGGCGCTGTGGTTGGCAGAAAAGAAGATAGCTACTATGTGCTTGACGGCATCCGCGCTAAGCTTGATATTGTGGGGCAAATGGCAGCCATCAAAAAACTAGCCAAGAAATACCCTGAAGCCGAAATTGGTGTGGAGGCGAAAGCTAATGGGGAAGCAGTGATGCGATTACTAGCTAGCGAGTTTCCCAACATCGTACCTTTCAGACCTAGTGAGTGGGGTGGTAAGGCTCAAGCTGATAAAGAGAAGCGTTTTGGGGCAGCAGTACCTTTCATCAAAAATGGTCAATTATACTTTTACAAACCACACTCGACTGACTACACTCTTGATGAGACTTATGACCCAGACCACGCTATAAACGAGCTGGTTGGCTTCCCCCTATTCTCCACTAACGAATGGGTAGACTGCGTGGCTTATGTTATAGGCTACCTCAGTCAAAAAACAAGCAACAACACTATTATGCTATTTGGCGATGACAAAAATTACCTCACTGAAGACGAGTATTGGGAAAATGATAAGTTTGCTCGTAAATACAGTCCAGACTATAATGAAAGCAACGACCTACTTATATTCACTGATAGCATCCCTAACTGCGAAGAAATCAACGCCATCCAATTCTAGCCACAATATGAATAACCCCAAAGACTACATCACAGACAAACTTGTATACAGCTCTTCGCTATCCTTTCCGATGGCTAAAGTCAAAATGTTCATGCTTCATTGGCGCGACCTTGTAGTGGCTCTAGATTTAAGTACTCAACAACGCCAGTTGTATTTTCTGTCTCAGGTGTTGTACCTGACTAGAGAGTTCTTGTACCAAAACGATTTTGACCTACTTTATAAAATTGCAAACGACTGGAAAAAGTATAGCCTCAATAAATTAGCTGATGCTGGAGATTGGTACAGCATTATCAGGGTACTTACCCCAACACCTATCGAACATGACTTGACTAGCCTTGAATATCTCGAACGCCTACATAATCAACTAACACCTCAGACCTGTGCCAGCATCAATTCTTAAACACACCTTAAACAGCGACTCACTACCAGCACCACACGAAATTGCTGTTGGTGAACTTGTCTTAGCGCTTAAAGATGAGCAAGCAGTTCTTTATACGAAGGACTTCACTGGCAAAGTACTGGAGATTGGCAAGGGGGTTCAGAAGTTTACGGAGCTTCAAGATGTCAATATAAATAATGCGCGTGAAGGCGATTTCCTAGTCAAGCAAGGCAACGGTTTTACAGCAGCATCACAGATTGGCAGTCTCACTAGGCTTAGTGATGTAGAAATAAACAGTCCCACAAATGGACAGTATTTGCGCTATGACGCGCTTCGTGAAGCCTATGTGAATGCAAGTCCAGATTATGCATTGTCACAGCTTACAGACGTAGATTTAAGCACACTGGAAAACAATCAAGTACTGTATTGGGACGCAACCGCAGCAAGATGGAAGCCTCGCAATAGAATCAACTTAGTAAATGAACTTGATGACGTTGAGATAACCCCAACTACAGGATTAGTAGACAACCCACACCGATTCCAAATACTTTCACTTGATGTTGGTGGGACTGTCTGGAGCAATCAAGACCTGCAAATTGTTCGTGACCCTAACCCGACATTGGGTGCAAACCTTAACGCCAATGGCAATTATCTTTATAATTCTTTTACTAATGTTGGTACAGTGGTGGGTAATGCTCCCACTATTAATCTGCCTTATGCTACTGCGGATTATTGGATTGTAACGGGTGTAGCCGTAGAAACTCAGTCACAGTGCATCTTGTTGCCACAAATCGCGCCAGCAAATAATCAAGCAGCCGTGATGTTGATTGAGATACGGCAAAACACTGGTCAGATTCTCATTGGCGGTCTAACTAACGTCAAGTACGAAGATGGTAGAGCGATTAAGCTATCAGGCAATGGCAAAACTGACATCATCACAGTACTGGTTCAAAACGTCGGGGGAACAATTACCACTTACGTCACTGCAACAGCACTCAACATAGCTGCGTTGGGTCAAGGTGGCATCCCTGCTTGGCGATATGACATCGTAGATAACCAAGCCCAACTACTTGCGGCTCCTAAGCTATACGACGATTATTTCAAGTATGTCAAATTGTTGCTCGACTTCGAGGCTCAAACTTGGCGCAACAAACTTTGGTATGAAGATAAAAGCTCAGCCAATGTCCCAGTAACTGTACTTGGGATTACACAGCAAGACACAGACATCACTACTTTTGGCATTCCCAACCAGATTGCCGAGTTTGACAACGCAATAGACACTGTTACCATTTCTCCCACAACTACTATCAATGTAACTGGAGACTTTACCTTTGAGTTCTATTTGCAATACCAAGACACAGCTTTCTATGAATCCGCGACAACAATCGCTCACAACTATTTCGACTCAGCTAATTTCAGCATCAGCTATACAGGGCAGTTAACTACCAGCACCCAGAACCTTACACTCACACTCGTCATTGGCGCTAACACTTATACATTCGATAACGCCAACCGACTATTCAAATATCAAAATAGCCGCTACATATTCTTTTCTGTCACGCGAGTTGGGACGAGCATCAAGGCGCATTGTGATGGACAATTGTTGACAGAAAAAGAAGGTCTTGTCATTGATTCTCCCGTAACAAATTTAGCTATCTCTTCCGCCACTATTAGTTTGATTGGGCGACTTGATTCGGTTCGGCTGACAGTTGGTAAAGGACGTTATACTGATGCAGTATATCAACCTCCAGCCATGAGATTCGGGCGTTTGGGCGGTATTGAAGATGTTGTACATTCACAGTCTTTCAATTACTTTCACCGCAGTATTGGCAATCAGATATTTTCATGACCACCATATTTCCACACACAGTAAATGAAAGCGCAGCCGACTACAATCTGATTCCTGTAGGCACTTTGCTTTTAGGTTTTGTAACTAAAAACATTACTACAAAGACATACAGTAATGGTATAGCTATTGTGGGGAACAGCAAACGCCAACTCAAAGACTTTATCGAATACTCTTCTTATTCGGATGGAGCCATACTTAGATACTACAGAGGTAAGTTGACCACTGTCGTGCCTAATATCTATCTTAAAGATATAGAAGGAACTAATATATCTGGAGGTGGCGTGTACCTTGCAGTGACTTCTCTTGGCACTGTTATTAATGTGGGCAGAAAAGAATATAGTGTTGCTCAACTAAGCGATGTAGCGGATGGTGTCTCCCCTAATAAGTATGCACTTACTTACACTACTAACGGAATATCTGGAAGTTGGAATTATTTTCCCGAAGCTTCAGCGCTTGGGCGATTTGACGACGTAACTTTTGCAACTCCGTCATATGGGGTTTTTGTCTCTTACTTTGAAGAGCCGCGCTTTGGTGGTTTTGGGCTAACGTATAGGATTTTACCTTTAAGTATTGTCTGGGATAGGTCGCCCATACTAGGAGGTGCATTGAATGGTAATGGTAAAGCCATCTTAAACTCTCCTTCTTTCTGCCAAAGTTTACTAGCAACCACTCCAGTCTCTTCCCTTCAAATAGATACAATACAATACTCAGCCGCCAATTTAGTCTGTAGTGACGAAGTGAAAGTTTTAGCTCTGGATGTTGTAATCAATCAAGAGCATTGCAAATTTTTCACGCTTAACTTGCTAAATTTTGCAGGAATCTTAAGCTTAACTTCGTCTCAAGCAGCTATTTGTTTTGAAAATGGCTATATCGGTAAAATGAAAGGTAAAGACAATACCTATACTCTGCTGATATATAAAGATGATGTTAAACTAAAGATTATTGTGCTACATAAGAATAGAAATTTAAATGTATTTTGAATATGGGTCGGGAGAAAAGAAGGCAATAGAGGGCAAGGAAATTCCAGACTCAAGTTTTGACATATTTGGCGTAACTGTATATTTGCCAGCAGATGTAAACCTGAATACTCTTCTTTTGCTGCTTCTGGTTACAAAAAACATAGTGGATTTATTTAAAACAAAACCTGTTGAGTTTGCTATTGATTTATTAAGAGGGAGCGACCTGCAATTATTGGAGTCTTTAGATGATATTGCAGTAGAGCTAAGAGAGCTGACAAAAGCCGACCGAGTACTTATCGCAGGTTTTCATAACGGCAAGAAAAATACTCTATATCACTGGAAAAGGTTGTCTGTCCTAGCAGAAGCTACTAGGTTGGGCGTAGAGCCTGTAAGTTACAAACTGAAAGATATAGACACTTACTCAGTAATGACGGTATCTGATTACAATATGCTTATCAGCCTTAAAGCAAATCAGCAATACATTCACACACACCAAGATTTACCAAATATTTCTGTCAAACAAAAGAGATTTTTACATAGCTGCTATATGTTTGGGCAATATATCTGTCTTTTAATTGATGATATTGCAGATGCACCTCACGGGGTAATTTTTGTACAGTATGACTCCTATGAAAAGTGTGAAGTGGAAATAGGAGGTGAAATAGGATGGAGCGAAACAACGAAACAGTTAGCATATCAAAAAGCTGTATTAGTTAACAATTTAATTTATGATAGAGGGACTTCGCGATTTGTTAAGATTAAAGATTGGGTAAAAAAGAAACTGAGGATTATTTAATGCTTTACAGAAAAGATGGTATCATTCATACTCGTTCTTCCGCCATCAATAACATTCTTAATCAACTTGGCAGTGTAGTTCAACCTAGCTATATAGATGATGAAACTTTACTCCTTTACGGCTATAGCCTCATCTCTGAACCAATTGCACCAAATCCCACTAAAGAGCAAAGAAGAGCAGCACTAGAGAGCGTCGATTGGGTTACTAATGCCGCACACTTATCAGAAGAAACAAAAGAATCTGTAGAAGCATGGAGATGGCTAGTAAGAAATTTGACAGAAATAAGTGATAAGCCAGTTGTGCCTCCTTTGCCTCCTATTCAAAATATTAAAAACTATTTCACAACAAAGCCACTAACAGAAAAAGAAATAGACAAAATCAAAAATTATTCAACCAAAGATGAGGGTTGGATAGTTTTTTTACAAACATGGAAAGACTTAGGTTTCCCTTGCTATTATGATATTATATCTAATTTGCTCACCGCATATACCAAAGTAAAGCTTGATGAAATTATCGGCAGCATTTAACCATTCTTTTTCTGCTGGGTACTCATACGTTAGTCAGGTATACGATGTAGCCAAACTAATCCCCGACTTGAATGGGCTGTACTTATGTGACCCAGAATTTTTAGAGTTCTCAAAGATAGGTTCAACTGCTGGTAATCAAGTCCAAACTATTTTTAATCTTTTGTTTGATGGAAATTTTTTGCAAGCTTCGGGTGCAGCCCCCACGTTAATACCAAGTGACAGCCAATTTAACAATCGACCCAGTATAGAGTTTTCTGATGCAGGGGCTCAAAAGTTGCTTTTTTATAGACCCGTTCAAGTAGGTACTATTATTATTGTCTACTTAACAAGAGTTTCTGGCAGTTACTTGGTGTTTGCTCCTCGACAAATGGGAAATAATCCTCCCGTTTTCTATGATGCTTTCCCTTCGGGCGGTTCTGGTCTGTGGGCGCAAGAGCCTTTAGCAAATAATTCTGTCTATGACGCTACATCACGCATCAACAGCCGCCTTGTATCTCCTACTACTTTTGTCCCTCTGGGTAGTCCAAGAGTTCTTAGTGTAACTGACATATCAAATAGCAACCAAAGCGAGAGTATAAGTGGTTTTGGAGGAAGTCATAGAGATGGAGGAAAGAGTGTCCAAGGTAAGATTGCAGCTATCATTACATCAGCTTCGCCTTGTCCTTTAGATATCCTTGCTGCGGTAGAAGCAAAGTTAGCTCAAATTTACATTAATTACAATGGCGTAGTTCTTTCGTCACAACCTGCTTTCAGGGTATTTGTCGGGCAATTTTTTAGCTTTGATTTTGCAACTATTGCAGTCGATGAATTTTTTGATATTACTGCGTACACGTATGTCGCACCAAGCGGAATTGGATTAAGTTTTACAGGTTCAGTTTTGTCAGGATATGTGCCAGAGGTATTTGAAGGTGAGTTTACCATAACTATCGCCAACAGCAATAGCATGGTATCTACATTCAGCTTTGCATTAGAAGCAGTTAGACCTGACCCGTTTATACTAGAGTTCCCTCAACAATCTAACATCAGCGTATCTTTATCTACGCTTAAAGATGAAGATGACATTCCTTATGGGGTCTATACCGATAATGTAGGTAATATAACCAAGTGGGAAGATAGTCGTCGCTTACCTGACAAGCCTTTGTATGTAGGCAGCACTGTAGATAACGTCAATCAAATAACATATGATGGAACGAAGTCGTCTTTCATCACAAATAGCTCCCTAAGCCCTCGAACACTTTTAGGTACTTCAGTCTCTTGCAAGACTTTCATTTGGGTATACAAGCAAAAACAGATTGGAGAGCGATTTATGGCTAATGGCTTTCCAGATATATTTGCTAATGGAGTTTTGTGGACAACATCTAACAGCGAAGAAATTTTTGGCACAACTGCAATTACGCAACTCAACACAAGAGTAAATAAAGTTGGGGTCAATGCTTTCAATTACCGACTGCCAACTGAGTATGGGGCAATCATTACAGCAACTAATAATACTTCGTCTATATCTTTTAGTGGGTTCACTTCACAACTAAAAGGGGAGTTATTGTACTTTATCGGGTGGTCGGAAGCCCTATCTGATAGTGAGCTTAATATTGCTACGCACCTTCTTGCCGAGAAATTTTTTGATTCAACTTTAATACTGTTTAGCACTGCAACTGAGTTTAGGTATGCATCAGACGTTATTGTTAACCTTAACAAAAAGGTTACTGAAATTGCTGGCAACGCAGTCAGTTATGAAATATTGGTCAATCATTATTCAGCAATAATAACTGGTGACGACCTTATTTTCACCTGCCTTACCGATGACTTCATCAGCTTTACTATTCGCGCCTACACAACTACCGAGTCAGTTACTTTTAGCTTCAACGTCAGTATCACTTTACTCACTAATCAACTTTATATCAGTCTGAAAGGTCTGCTCAACACCTTCAGTTCATTCTTTATTGTGACTCCTGAAACTGCTACATTATCTGGCGGCAACATACTTCAACTCAACGAATATAGAGTCAATGGTCAAGAGCTTCTAGCAACAAACCTAGTAAATTACATCACTCCAACTCAACTTGATGGACTACCTGCGGCTCGGTTCAACATAGATGGCTCTTCCCACCTCGATTACGGTACTCCTAGCACAAGTAGTGGTTACTGCTTCATCATGGCTTACATTCGCAAATCAGGGCAGACTGGAGCGGCTTTTTTGTTTGGGCAGAATAGCAACAATATCTTCAACTCTGGTAATGATGGAGAGATACTTGCAAACGACTTTTTTGGCGACGTTTGGGCAAACGGGGCAGAAAGAGAACGCGATTATGTGTTGCCTGAAGAATGTCTCAGTGTGGTCATCTTCAACTCGACTGACCTAGTTACCATCAATTCCATTGCTAAGGACAGGGTGTTCGAGGACAGGAGTGTAAAAGGCAGTGTAGCCATGTTTTGTATTGTGGACTACAAGATTAGTCCAACTTCTTTTTCTGCCATCGAGCGAAGCATTCGCGACTACTACCAGCCAGCTAAAATAGTTACGTTGCTGAACTTCGATAGCAACATCGTTGACCAGAGTTATCGCGCCAAGACCTTGAGTAGCAACATTTCGGTACTTGACACTGTGACCAAGAAGTTCGGAGCCGCCAGCTTCCCTATCGCCAAGAACAGTGTGCCAGCTTATGTGCAAATACCAAATGACTCAGACTTCTCTTTTCTGTCGGGCGATTTTACAATTGCAGGTTGGCTACTGACTGACCGAGCTACTACTGGAAGTGAAGTTGTTAACATCTACACACAACAAGGACTATCACTGGTCTTTTCTGCCGACCGACTTTACTTAGGTCGCTCACTAATACTTGGACTCGCTCTCTTTTCTGTCGCCTTGCCTTTATCTTCGACTGTGTTCAATCACATTGCTCTGACAAGACAAAATGGAGTGCTAAGGTTGTATGTTGGTGGAGTTCGAGTATATGAAGCTGCCGATGATTACGAGTACCGCGACTGGAATACTGACGCACAAATAGGGCAAGCCACTGCAATTACTACAAGTGGCTTGAACATCAATTTAGATTCGTTTGTGGTGTACAGGAGGATTTCGCTTTACAACGGTGTAAGCTTTACGCCGCCTAGCAGTGCCTATGTAGCTAGTTAAGCTCAAGAATACCTGAAAACTTATTTAGGTAATTGCTAGGGTCAAGTTCGTCGAGTTCGCCCTTTCGCTTCATTTCCCGTTCGCGCAAAAACTTCTCACGTTTGGCTTGAAGTTCTTTCATGTAGTTGTCCGACTTTTCCAGTGTCTTGAGTTCGGCTGCGGTAGCTGTACCATGATACCGTCTGAGTTTATATAGGAACACTTGAGAGTGCCTGAACTTGAG